TTCAAATTAAAATATACCAAAAATGGCAGATTATGCAGCATCGGTGTTGGCTAAAGGTCAAACCGTAGTAACCGCAAAATACCAGTCACCGGAGCAACGCAGGAAAATCCCTACCGTAATGGAACTGGCCTTGAAAAATCAAAAAATTTCCATCCCCAACGCACAGGATTTGAGAGTTTCTCCCTTGCGTACCGTTGATGTGAACTTCCTTACTAACATCGCAGCAGGTTCAGCAACCGCAAAAGTTGCCGCTCACACCGGTACCTATGGCGATTCAGCTAAGATCAATGTAGTTTACGTGACACACGTAGAAACAATGAGCTTGCCCCGTAAGTTAGCTTACAACAACATCAATTCTTACCAGGACTTGTTTAACAACCTGTTTGAAATGAAGTGGAAGAACCTTCGCACCCGCCAGGACACTTCTGCACTCGCTTTCCTTTTATCGAATCGCTGTCAGTTAGACGCTACAGTGATTAATCCGCAAATTGGCCCTGCCGGCTTCTCTGATACCTCAGCGATCGGTTCATGGGATAACACCAATTTCGCAGGTTTGATCAAAGCAGCCGAAAAAGCACGTTTCATTCAATGGGCAAAAGCGTTCATGGCAGCACGTCACTTTACCGGCGCTTATGATATCGTAGCTGACCTTCAAATGGCCGCTCAGTTTGAGTACCAATTGAACCAGGGACAAGGTAATGCCACTAACACATCATTCCAGTTTGGAGATGCTGCTATCGCTACTACTCAGGACGCAGTTTCTTCTTTCTATCCACAAGGTTCTGCTTTAGTGATGCCACAGGGTACACTCGCAGGTTTGACATGGAATGAAGGTTTGAATCGTGCTGGAGTGAATGCAGGTGAAAACAGCGTAGGTAATTTGGGAACTGTTGCAGATCCGTTAGGATCAGGTGCAATTGCTGATATCTCAATGTACACTGCAAGGGCTGATACCAGTGCGAATTCTACTGGCGGTTCAACTCAGGACATTGTTGATCAGTGGGAGCTTGCTTTGACTATCGGTTATGTAACACCGCCTTTGAGTGTAGCAAGTGATTCAGTAATTCATTTATTTGGACAATCAGCAACCTAATGTATAGCAACGGTTTTGAAATTCAATCGGTTCTTAGTTCTTTGACAAAAAGATTAGGATGGAGACAGCCGACACTTGCCGGCTCTCCCATCCTTAATTCGGATAATCTTCAATCTACTTCAGGAAGGTATTTTCAAGGTTTTCATTCACTGGTAACGATTGCCAAGATTAAAGATGTTTGCGAGGACAAAGATATCAGTGATGCTGACTTCAATACTTACCTGACTAACCTTCAGCAAGATGCCATAATGAGGTGCCTTAATGAAGTTTTCAGAGAGCCGGAATTGATTGAACAGAAACTGTTATATACCAGGTTTGCTACCATGGATCAACCCATAGAAAATTCAGGTTTATTCTCAGGGTACATTATTAACGTGGCGAACGATTTTGGAATTTCCACGCAGATTAATTCAGCTACACTCTATTTTGATCAGGATTGCGCCTTTAACCTGTATTTGTTTCAGGATGGCGTTAAGTCGCCGCTTCAAACACTACCTGTTTCATGCGTAGCTTTTCAAAGAACAGTTGTTGAGTTTGATAATCTTGTACTCAATTTTAAGACGGGCCAAAAATATTATTTCGGTTATTTCCAGTCAGATTTGGGAGCGGCAAGGGCGATAAGGGAACAAGTTGAAACATGGGCAACTACACGCTGTTTTGAAGCCTTTGTTTTCCAGGCTCCGGATATTGGTAATACTGACTTCGATCACAATTACCGGCAGTACGGTTTTCTTCCGATGGGGGTTAATCTTGAGATGATATCATTTAAAGATCACACCCAAAAGATTTTAAGGAAAGCCAATCTTTTTGATGAAGTCGTAGGCTTACAGGTTGCAGCAATGGTGATTGAGGAGATTGTCATGACTACCCGGACTAATAAGGACGAAAGGCAAATAGGGGAAATAGCCGGAAAGATTTACGCAGAACTTAACCAGGCATACGCCACCGATACGGTTCCGATCATGCCTGGTTTAAAAAGTCGCATAGCAGGTGAATTAAAAAGGTTGAGATCAACGTTCTTTCCTGAACAAAAGCCAATGTCAATCAGCATGGAGGCTGACAGTTTCGGAATTGAATCGACTTGGTATAAACAGAATTATCGTCAACTCACTAACCCGCCAATACAATGAGTTTGATAACTAAAAATAACCCGGTTGGTATCGATGAAAGGATAGACGTTTTACAGAGAGGTTTATTTAGTTCTTTGATTAATAAATGGGGCTTACTTGAAAGTAAATATAATTGTTATCCGCGTTGTTACCGCAATCAAACTTTCGACGGCTACACAGCCGAAATGTTTACAGGCGGTACAGATTACGAAGAACTCTATATTAATGATCAGGTAAGTGTAACCAGCTTCTTTGGAGTTGGGCAAAACTCAACCATTCAGGCAGACCAGATTCAGGCTGATATTCACTTGATCTTCTCGCTGAATTTAAACGAAGTGAAACCCGGCACCCAAAGAAATGATGAGGAAGTAAGACAAGATGTGCTGAGAGTGCTTGACACTTTTGGAGCGGCACATGGATTTATTATTACATCACAAACAACAGGTATTGATAAAATACTGGCAGAATATCCCGGATCACGAAAATCAATAGGGTTAAAATATACGGATATGCACCCTAATCTTTGGTTCCGGTTTGACATGACAACATTTTATCAGAATTGTTAACTTTTAAAAATTAAAAACAATGCTTATAAACCCCTGCGATCTTAATGTCGCACCATCCAACACCGGAATAGATTGTAGTGCAGCCATGAAGGCCAGTGCTATGATTATTGTGATGCCTCACGGCACCAAATGGACCGATACCGATATTACTACCGCCGGTTCATTCACAGCTTTTTTAAATACCAAGATTTCTGCCGCACCTTCTTTGCGCTGGTATCCTATTTTCGGTAATAATGCGCCGATTGCGTCCATTACTGAGAGCAACGAATCAGACGTGCTGGAAACCCTCGATGACGGCTCACAGTCATTCATCCGGTACGGTATGTACAACAGGACATTCATAACCACTAAAGGAGGCTTGAGCCTTGCATCTCATTTAATGAGCTTGAGAGGTTCACAGTATGACTTCATAGAAGTAGATATTATTGGTCAGGTAGCTACCATGCAAAATGCAGACGGTTCTTACAGTGGATTCCCTGTGAATCTAATGTATGCACCCGCTTCTGAGCTTTCCAACCTGAAGACTACTTTCAAAAATAAATTCATGCTCTCTTTCAGTCCCAAAACTTACATCCAATCCGGAAAGATTTTCGCTTCTGATGCAACTGAAGATATCCTCTCCGTAACAGGCCTTAAAGATACTCAGGTAACAGCAGGAGTTACTACCCAGACCGCTACAAATATTTTTGTGGGAGTTTCTACCGTAGGAGCCAAAACAGACCTGGTAGCTCTTTATCCTGGCGCCAGTGGTATTGCTCAGGTGACCAACTTCGTGGTAACCAAGAAAACAGACGGAAGTTCAGTGTCGATCACAGCCGCTACTATTGCCGGTGGAGAAGTACAGTTAACCGGAACTTTCACATCTGGAAGTCAGTATGTTGTAGCCCTTGCAGCTCCTTCAGTGCTTTCAGCTAACGGAGTGACCGGATATGACGGAACTGTTTCTGCAACCGTAACAATCCCATGATAGTCCACGGCAGCGATATTAACCTTACTGCTTTGAGTGAGGTTAAAAGTTTGGCTGACTTAAAAAAGCTCAATATATTTTCTCACTTAGCTAACGAAAGTGAAGCAAATGAGAGCCTATGGAGAATTCTAAAACCGGTGAAGAAGCCGGAACCAAAACCAACTGAAGTGCCGGAAGGTAACTAAAATAGAGCCGGGTAACACCGGCTTTTTTATTATGCTTGACCTCAAAAATTTAGAATCGATTATGAAAGGGCTTTCGTCCTTTAATGCACGTGATGAAGTAGAACGCATTGTGGACGAAAATAACGAAGTGCTGGTACAGCTTGAACGCGATCAATTAAGTGAGGGAATAGATAAAGACGGCAACCCAAGAGCGGACAGCTACGCGCCCATGACCGTGGCGATCAAGAACGAATACGGCAAAGGAATTGGGGCTATAACCGATCACGTCACCTTTTACATGACGGGTTCACTCTATGAAAGTTTGTTCTATAAATCAGAAGGAGATGAGTTTGAATTCACTTCGCCCCTACCCACTTATGATAAGATGATCGAGAGAATCGGGGAAGATGAATTTGGTTTAAGTCCTGACAAAAGACTTTATTTCGCAGAGAATGTAACACTACCAAAATTTGCTGAAATATTCAAAGAAAAAACAACTTTTGTTTTGTGAAATGAAGTAACTTTATAAGAAAAAAAATGATACAGGAAAATGAATTAATAATAGGGAATCAGGTAAGCTATTTTGTTATAGAAAATGTTAAACCCTTAGATAATGGAGTAAGCGGAGATTTTATTCAAAAAAAAGGAATCATTCAAGAAATATATAAAGATTCTGTTTTAATTAATGGTAATATTATCTCCAATTCGTTTTTAATAAAAGATTAATGGAATTACAGGACATTACAGTACGGGTTTTCATGCGATGCTTATTTAATAAGGATTATTCCGGTGTAGATAATTGGGAAGAGCTTTATACTAAATATATTGATCTTTCAGGGCTGGGGGAACAGGGGCAATTGAGTATTCACGTGGCAATCCATAATCTAAATGTGAGGCTTTTCAGAATCACTCATTTTTTAGAACTTCATTCAAAGGTCTTTGATTTGGTAGGGATGCCGCATTTAGAACACATGGACGACATGAAAGAATATGGGATAAGACTTTCGTGGAATCCAGGGGAACCGGAAATGTTTTTACCTCAGTTGATTAAAATTGAGCAAAAGGAAAAAAGAAACTACGTCGAATTAAAGGAACTCGAAAAGGAACTGGAAGAAATGAAGGAAGCCGAAAATCCAAAGACCGTGAGCGCCCGAAATTCATTCGTTATCATGCTAAACGTACTCGGAAAAGAAGGTTACAAGATCGACAAGGATAAAACGGATATGGAAGAATTAAGCTTGATGATTAAGCAACACAGCGACGATATAGCCGCTTTAAACCAAAACTAAATGGCACAAAATATTGTTGACGTATCGTGGGACTTAGCAAAGTTTGACGAACAAACCCAAGCTGTACTGGCCAACATGACCAAAGTTTATGACCTGGCAAATCAGGCTAAAGCCACCGGCATTAAGTTGGGCAGTGATGGAGGTTTTACGGAACTGAAAAAAAATGTAGTTGAATTCAATAAAGTTCAGGAAAACACGATCCGTTTAACCAAGTTACAGGAATCTGCAGAACAGGCACGACTTAAAACACAAATTGCAGCCGCCAAAGCAGCCAAAGAACAGGAAGCGGCTGAACAGCAGCGTTTAAAGACACAGGCGCAACAACTTGAACTTACCAAAAAACAAGCAGCAGCTAATGAAAAAGCTGCAAAGGCTTATAATCCTACTAATGTTCCCTTTGTTGTCAATCCGGTAAATAATGATGAACTCAAAAACGCCACAACACTTGTTAATGAGGTAAACCAGGCAGAAGCCGCCGCCGCTATTTCAGCAGCGGAATTAGGAAATTCCGTTAATAAGTCTACTACAGCCATAAGCGAACAGGGAATAGTTTCCAAAAAAGTAAACTCAGAATCTATTCGTGATAAAGAAATTCAAAAACAACTCGAAAGACAAGCTAATCAGGAGTTAAAAAACAGCGTCCGCGAACAACTTGCCGCTAAGGGTTCATTGGAACAAAGAAGAGCAGCGTTAATTCGTTTAAATGCTGCTTATGATAACTTGAATGTAGCCGAAAGGAATTCACAATATGGAATAAGATTACAAAGCACCATCGCAGGAGTTACGACGCAAGTAAAAGAACTCGAAGCAGCGACCGGAAGGGCACAGCGGAATGTGGGTAATTATGGAAGTGCTTTTTCTAAGGTAGCAAAGGGAGCCACAACCGCTTATAATGGACTTCGTAAAATTGCTTACTTAATTCCGGGGATAGGAATTGGAGGCCTTGTATTAATTTTGATTGAACCGATTACAAAACTATTAAACCTGCTCACCAAGTCAACAAGCGCAACAGTTACCCTTGCTGAAAAAACAAGAATCCTGGGAGAAGTACAACAGGAATCCGTAAGAGGATATGGAAGTGCAGCCGCTAAAATAGAGCTTTTAAAATCTAAATTAGACGACCTTACCATTTCAGAATCAGATAGGCTTAAATATGCAAAAGAGTATAACGATGTAGCAGACGAAGGAAACAAAATCGATACCGCTCAGTTAAATAATATTTCCCTTATTAATTCACAGATGGAGGCGCAAATAGAACTCCTAAAGCAAAGAGCGCTTGCCCTTGGTGCTACAAATGTGCTCGCTAAAAAAGCAGAAGATGTATTTAATGCGCAACTAACACTCAGTAATGATCAGGCTCAATTTGTTGACACCGATAAATTAAAAAAGACGCTTGATAATGCTCAAAGAATACTCGATAATGCTGCTAAAAAAAGAGGAGAAACCAATAAATTAAGTGCAAAAGAGGCCCTTGCTTTTATTGATCTTCCTGATGATCAACTACAGCAGGTAATAAAGAAAAATCAGAACAAATTCAAGATTTTAGAGGATGCTTCCGTTCGTGATCAATTACAGGAACTTGCTACCCGCGCAAAAAATATTAAAGAAGGCTATGCAGCCATAGGTAGTGCAGGAGTGGGTATATTAAAAAGTGATACCGACGACCTTCAAGATGCACAGCGCGAATTTGATAAAGCGTTGAAAGTTATTGGGCCGCTTATTAACACTGATACGTTCAGTAAAAAAGGAAAAGAAAGAGGTGTTTCAAAGGCCATCATGGATTCTACAAAAGAATCTTTGGATGCAGAATTTGAACTTTACAAAATCGCTCAACAAAGAAAAATAAAGTTACTGGACGAAGAGCAAAACGACAATAAGAAAGCATGGCAGGAAAGAATAATAGCAGCCGGCGAATTTCAAAAAGCAACGATTGAACTTTCCGATAAAACTTACCAGCACGAAATTGACAACGATAAGAAAAAATTGGAAGTTCTAAAAGAGAATTATAAAAAAGCCAAAGGGACTGAAAAAAACAATATTGCAGTAGAAATTGAAAACGCTACCAAGGAAATCATTATCGCACAAGCCAAACAACAGGACGCGCGGATTGATCTTGAAAAATCCTTTAAAACCCAATATGAAAAGATTGCCAAAGAAACAGAAGCCGACAGACTTAAAACGCTGGAAGAGGCTGAGAAATCAGTTAAGAATGTAAGGCAAAACCAACAGGGAGCCATTGACGCGGCCCAAGCCACTGAAATAGGCTCTTTGGATAAGCTGTTAAGTGAAAAACTAATCAGTCAGGAAGAGTACAATAAACGCAAAGCCAAGTTTGAAAATGATGCTCTTATTTTGTCTCTTCAATCTCAAATTAAAGAAGCAGAAGGGTTAAAGGCCATTGCTAAATTAAAAGGAGAAAGTGTTATTGATTTCGATAATAAGATAACAGAATTAACCGGCAAGCTACAGAGCGCACAAAGTGGAAAGAAAGATCCAAAAGATGATTCAGGATTAAATAAAAGGCAGGAAATCGTAAAAGATGCCCAATTAATCACACAAACCATCGATAGTTTAGTTGATATTGGTTATCAAAAAGAAATTGATGCAATTCAAAGAATTATAGATTTAAATGAAGAGAGAAAAAACAGGGAGATTGCTAATATTAACGCTTCAACTCTTTCCAATCAGGAAAAAGCTGCTCAAATGATGATCCTGGATAACACCGTTGCTGCTAATAACAAGAAATTAAAAAGAGAGCAAGTTGCCCTGCAGATCAAACAAGCCAAGTTTGACCGCGATATGGCAGTACTTCAAATTCTTGAAAATGTTGCAGCAGCGAATTTTAAATTAATTGCTCAAGGAGGCTTCGCGGGAATAGCTGCGGGAATATCCGTTGGACTTGAAGCGCTTGCCGCCGTTGCTCAGTTAGTTGCTAAACCTCTTCCTCAAATGCCGGCTTATGCGGAGGGTACTGATAACCACCCTGGCGGTGACGCGATTGTGGGGGAAGGAAAATTTAAAGAGTTGGTTACAGAACCAAGCGGAAAATCATTTATTGCGAGCCGTCCAATGCTTATGCACAATCTCCCCAAGGGTTCAAAAGTTACTCCTTTGAAAGAGAATATGGATATGATCAACCAGGATTTGTACAATTCAATGGTTATTGGTACAGTGCAAAGAATTCAGGCCGCAGAAATGGTCGCTCATAAAAATTCTAATAAAGATATTGTGGATGCCATTGAACTTGGCTCTATTCGAACCGTACAAGCGATGAAAAAACAGAAAGGAAGTCACGTAACTGTAAACATCGATGGGAATTGGGGTGCTTATATTTCGAAAGTTGTAAAAGAATAGTTATATTTGAGTATGAGAAAAATAATAATAGCATTGCTGTTATGTAATACGGCTTTCGCGCAACTCCCAGTTGATAGTTCCACCCATTTAATAAGTTATACAGGCATAGTTCAAGCTAACGGCACACAACAAGAACTTTATTCACGCGCACGAGAATGGTTTGCTAAAACTTACAATTCGGCGCAATCTGTAATTCAAATGGATGACAAAGATAAAATTGTAGGAAAAGCAAATATGGTTTCTTATTATAAAAATTATCATTTCGGCCTCATCTATTATACAATTTCGGTTTACTTAAAAGATGGAAAATATAAATACGAAATCACAGATTTTTATCATAAAGGCGAATTCGTAAATACAGGCGTTTCTTACACTCAAACACCCGATTTGGGACATTGTGAAGATTTAATGAATTCCTCCAACAAACGAGATCTAAAAATATTTGAATCCTTCTCCAAACAGATTAATAGTGAAGTTCAATCATTACTTTCCAGTCTTAAAGAAAGTATGATTAAACAAGTTGCTTCAAAAGATTTTTAACTAAAAATCTTAGCCTTACACCCCAAAATCTTTAGTTTAATTTTGGGAGGATGTTACCAAACAAAACTTTCATCTATTTTTTACTCGATACTCCAACAGGAAAGGCCTATTACAGAGATAGCACCGGAACTTTAAAAATCCAGGTTATAACGGCTAACTCGGATGTTTCCCTTAAAAATGCCCCTGCCAACTGGCTCGATACGGAGTTATCTTTTTCACGAAACACCACTTACCACGGAATAGCGCGTTCTTATTCTACTCCACAAGAATTTGTAAGAGACGCGGCAACAATGATCAAAGAACTCTTCTTGCTTGGTGTGGGAACTGAAGTGCCTTTGACGCTCGCTGTATTTAAGTATAATTCCCAACCTCTCACGGGCGAACCTCAATACAAACTTTATTTTAAAGCTAATTTAGACCTTCCAAAGATTAGCGAAACGGTTTTAGAATCGCTCACTACCAATTTAATGGAAGGAGGCGTAACGCAACTTCTCAAGTCTTTTGAGGGAACTACCTTAGAAATACCGTGTGACGGTTCAGTCGCAGAAAATCAAAAAGTGAATTTAGACGGCCTTTTGGTGCCGGATGTATTTTATTATCAGAATATCCCGATGAATGACATAACAGAAGTAAAACCGTTATGGATTTCAATTTCTCCGCTTCCTTTGACTTTTGTAAATAATGAGGGAGATAATTACGGGATCATACACAACGATCAAACCTTAGAAGTTATTACTTACGATGGTAGTATCGATCCTAATCAAATTATTACTTATTCCGCAACGTCCACGAATTATCTTTTTCTTTCAGTAAGCAAAATTACTGTTACGATCAAAGGGCTTTTACCTTTACGATTTTACAACCCGGCACAGGTTCAATTATTTCTTTCTACCAGCCAGGGGCAACTGATTGCTATTTCGGATAACTATTTTTCAGATAATCACAGAATCATCACTTTTAATATTGATGCTGAAATCACATTAAACGAAAATGAGGCGTTATTTTTATTTATTCAAATCAGGAACCCAGAAGGTGATATTACTTTATCCCGTCACCTGATTGATGTTTTAAACGGCTCGCTTTCACTTTCTTTTGTTTCACAGGCCAAACCAACCCGCGCCTGGGCGATCACAGGGGCAGACCTTTTTAGTCTAATTGTAAAGGAAATATGTTTGCTCGCTTCCACTACGAACCAACCTTTTAATTATGCGGCAGTCAGTCAGCTTTTAAGTCAGAATCTTAATTTAATGATCACTTCCGGGGATGCACTGAGAGCTTCTGGAGATAGTTCTTATCAGAGATTCTTTTCTACGTCACAGACGAATAATATTCTTCAAACCTCATTTGGGCCGGTTATTAAGATTAATTTAAAGGACTTCTTCCAATCCATGGAAACTATCCTGGTAGCTGAGTTAAACGCCGGTCATAACGGAGCGGAAACACTTGAAATTGAAGCCCTGGAAACGATCTATGATAGTTCCGTGGTGGATTTCTCTATTGGAGAAATTGCGTCCTTAAAGTGGAATTTTGCAGAAGATATAGGATTTTCTGATCTCGAAATAGGCTTCCCACCACAAACTTATGATCAAAAAGCTGGTAAATATGAGTACAACACCACGCTTGAAATGAAAGCTCCGATTAAGTCATTTTCAAGAAAACTCTCTAAAATCTCAAAGATAAGATGGGATTCTTACGGTATTGAGCGGCTCAGATCAAATGTAGGTACTCCGACTTCCACCACACGCAACGATTCAGATAATAGTGTTTTTGGATTAAATGTGGACACCTCAAAAGTAACCTTTGATTACTATGATGCGAGTTTTATTTCTACTATTCCAGATCCCGCCAACCCCCTAAACACGAATATCAACCTGCAACAAAATGTGAGTTGTCAACCTATCCCGACTACTTCATTTGATGGGGAATACTTTCAACCCAACACCGATAACGCTATTGTGATGTTTTCAGTAGTAGGATATGTGGCTACGGAGAGTTGCAACTTAACGGTTGTTGGCACAATCAATTCAGTTAATAAGCCGCCACTGGCTCCAACTGATACTTTTACACTCAAATTGTGGCACAATGGTTTAGTGATTTATACTTATACCGTCCCCGTGTCGGGTGTGAACACTCCCATATCAATTAATTACAACTTTTCAGAGACTTTCGCTTATAAGGATTGGATTTATGTTTCCATGGAGACCACCGCTTCTGCAGATGTGACCATCAACACCGCCGCCTTAAATATTGGAACCTACATTATAATGAACGCGGCTAATATTCCGGTGTTGTCAGGATCGTATAAACTTTTATCATGGCTTACTTTTAGACCGGATTCCAAACCGTACACAGTGGATTCGCACGTGCAATACGGTTTCCAGTACTTCTTATTTAACTCGCTTGTCCCTAATACTAATTTCACGGTTCAGGCAGGATTTACCGGATATTCGGCAGGAAATGTAGAAATTGACCTTACTATCAATAACTCAGTACAGGCTTTAAATGTAAACGGCAATCCTTATTCCGGTTCCACTCCGCTAATAACAAGGGATTTTGCTTTAAATGATATTGTTTTCCTCAGTGCGTCGATCGGGAATTACACGGCTTCCATCGTAACTGCGAATCTCATATTTAACTCAACTCAGATTAAATGTTATGCTCTTAAACGGGTGCAGTATGATTCACTGTCTGGCATCCCGAATCTCGCTAAAGATTCAGAGGGAAACATAAGAACGGATATTGCGGGCGCGCCCTATAATATCGAGGATTTAACGCCCAAAACACTGTATAAAAAGTGGCAAAACTACATCATGAGCTGCTTTATGGATCAGGTGACCGGCCCGATGACCTTTCAAACGCTAAGTAAAAACTCCTACTTATCAAGATCGGTTAACAGCCAAACGATCGTTGAGAATTCAGATGAACCGATTTTAGGATTTACCCGCTTGTTTTATCCGATTGAACTTGAGATGAAAACCAACGTCCCTATCGGATTCGCGGAGTTAATGAATAAAACTAAAAATGCTCATGTTCACTGTACATTCATGGGAGTGGATATTTATTTCTTTGCCGATTCACTGGCTCAAAAACCAGCCCTGAATGAATCCCAAACATGGAAGGGAATCTTATCTCCCAAAACTGACTTAACCGCTTTTGCCCGAATAAACTCTTTTAAAATACCCGACATGGCCCCAAACTCATTATCCTGCGCCTTTGCTTCACCCGTTCAGTTTGTACCCTATAACCAGGTGCAACTCGCTAAATACCACACTTACAACAGAGATACTTTCTTATTTCAGGATCAAATAGGAAACTGGGTCGTGAAGGACAATTACGGTCAACCGGTACAAATCGGTGATCCGATACCGTTACAGTTTATCTCTAATGGATTAAGTAGCATCACTTATACGGTTTATAACGCAGCGGACGACAGTATATATTCCGGCCCTACTAATTTGGATGTTGTGAGTTCGCCGGCCGTTTCCGATCCTTACACTCTTTGGCAAAAATCAATCGACACTACTTCGTGGCCCCGCAATAATTATTATCTGGTGATCAGTGCTGCAGGTCTTCCTGTGTACAAATCGGAACCTTTACTACTCAGAAATCCCATTGAAATGGAAGACTCCGTATTACTGGAAGCCACCAACTCCTTTAATACGCAAGGGATTGTTTTTGATGCCGGGTTTATAGTAAGTATGAGATTTAAGGGAGGGTTTGATAATAAATTCAAGCAAAAATATCTCGGTAAGTTTTACGTGGATCAACCGCAGGATATCACTGTATTAAACGCGGTTCCTTACGAAACTACCACCCTCTTAATCGGGCGTGAAGGTGGTGTACCTGACTACGTACCCAAGAAAATACTCAGAATGCTTTTGATGGATGGCTGTACACTTGACGGTGAAGGTTTTTCTCTAAATGATGGAGCGGAACTTGAAGAAGTCTTCACGAAGGGCGCACCAAAGAAATTCCAAAAAATTGAAATCAGGCCGTCCAAAAATAAGACCGGCATCAACACTACTCCTTCAGGTGTTTTCTCAGATGACAGTAGTTTGATTGTTTCCGTAAACCCTCAGTCATTCGGGCCTAATATTACCAATTCAAGCGGCATAACTGAAACTGATTTAATTAATATTATCGTGGAATAATACTATAATTTTTAGCCATAATTTACTAAAGGCTTTGGCTAATTTTGATAAATGCAAATAAGCGTTTCCAGCCAAGCCTCACTGCTCAATACAAGTAACTTTTTTGTATTTGCTCTTTATGATGCTTCGGCTCCTTCCGTCTTACTGGAATCGCAGCAACCCATTAAACCCTACGGGAATCCTATTCAGATATCGTTCACGTACAATTGCCTTGCCGGGCATATTTATATAATCAAGTTGTGGGAATCTCCTGATAATACCCCGACAGGCATTGTACGTAATTCATTTTCTCAGTCTGTTAACTCCAATGTCAACTCAGTAAACATAAAGTTAGATGAATATTTGGAGGCAGACGTTACGGCGGGCCTTACGAGTGGGACAACTTCCTATGTTAATACGGATTGGGCCGGATGGGAATACTCCATCGAAAGACAGGGCGCGGGAACAATGATCCCTGATTCCTCGGGCAACACCAATCCTACCTACGCCCAAGACGTTACAGGCGGCTTTCATTTAATCGTGGATGGGGATATTTTTGAGGCTAATGAGAAATTTATAGTCAGGTTCATACCACAGGTTATCGCAGTAACACCGGCCGGAATTCCTTCGTCTATATTCTCGGATGGAAGAGTGATCACCGCGGACACTACTTTAAGCCTGACAGACGTAGGAAAGGCTATCTTTATTCAGGGATCTTCTACACAGATCACTATTACTCTTCCGGCTTTATCGACTGTTTCAGACTATTCTTTTTTTTATCTTTTCTCCAATGGAGGTTCACATATTAACGCAGTTCTTCAGGCTCCCGGGGTTGATAAGTTTCTTTTTAAAGATGAGTTTTCTCAAATAATCCTCGGGCAGTGTGAAAATGCTAAGATTTTCAAAGCCAACGGAAAGTGGAATATCGAAAACGATCTTCCGGGGGTGGCTAAAGTTGGAGAGACTTTTCACGGGTTCCTGGGATCAGAGATAAACGCTTTGCCCCTACTCGGGCAAGTTGTTTCCCGGTTGGATTATCCGCGTCTTTGGGCGTGGGTACAATCTTTACAAACCGGGAGTATTGTAACAGATACCGCGTGGAATTCAACTTTTGTCGCTGTGGACGGAATTAATTATTATACTTTAAAGGGATGCTTTTCAGGCGGGAACGGTACAACTACTTTTCGTTTACCATTGATCACGGACTTTGTACGGCCTATAAATTACTTTTCACGGGTTCCTGGATCTTTAGAGTTACAGACAATTCAGGCACACACTCACTTAATTAACCGCGGCGACGCTTATACAGGTCATTCTGCGGAATCCGGAATGTATGTTGGAGGTGGCCAAAGTTTTAATCCTCAAACAAGCCCTGCAACACAGTCAACCGGCGGCACTGAAACAAAACCAACAAACGTAGGAATTCCACTATTAATCAGAATATGAATAAACTATTAACGATATTACTAATTTTAATTACGTCTCAAAGTTTTGCGCAGGAACAAGGCGTTTACCAGAAGTTACCTATCTATGGAGCGAACTATAAGAGAATAAGAACCGATTCCGCTCTTCTTGTACCTGTAAAAGCACAAACCGTTAATTCTACTGACAGTTCGGCTCAATTCTATTATAATATACAGGATTCTTCTTTTTGGGGATATTCCAAAGACAGGGGATTTTTTAAAGCTTCAACTGATAGGTCATCTTACCACACCCTCGGACAAGCTCCAGACAGTACCTACTTCACTATTAGTAAACCGGATGGAACAGTTGATACAGTAAGGTTTGTGGCTGATACAACGGGAGGCGGCTCGTCTTACACACTTCCGGTTGCATCAGGCTCAACACTTGGAGGCGTAAAAATAGGAAACACATTAAGCATCGATGGTAGTGGTGTGCTTAATACTACAGGAGCAGAAGCGATTCATCAGTCTAATGTAGTATCAGACGGTGCAGGGCTTGTTATGAATCACGTTTTTAATTGGTTTAACTATTTAAATTTAAACGCCAATTATCACACCTTATATATAGAATTTCCCACAGTTTCGTCATCAGGTGGTGCTTTAAAGGACGGATATTTTCATGAATTTGTCTTTAATAAAAATGTCGATAGTGTCATTTTTAATTCGGAGGCTAACGCTTTCCCTGCAAGTATGAGAATACGGGCAGGGGATTATATAAAATTCGTTTACTCTGCCGCTGATTCCACATGGCATGGCGGCGGAAGTAGCGGGATTAATACCGTCCCTGTAATAACCCAATCAACAGATCCAACAACCGCGCAAATCACTATTGGACAATCGGCTATCTATAAAAATTCAACGACGGGCAATGTTTACCTGTGGGCAAACATCGGTGGCACTCTTTATAAAACGCAATTACTCTAATGAAACACATCTTAACTATACTGTCTCTTTTAATTTCCTCTTCCTTATTTAGTCAGGTGGTTGTAAAAGTGCCTCAACAGGATATAAGCGGCAAACTGAATAAGTCAGACAGTAGCCTCTATGTGACGCAAAGCCAATTAAAAACAAAAGTAGATACTTCGCACCACGATATTACCAATGTTTTTGCTCCTCTTTATTCTGTAACTGTGAATGATAGTACACATGAACTTCATGCTTATGTAAGTACTGATACAACCTTTTCTACTGCGAGTGATACAACGCTGGCGAGTAGTAAAGCAATAAAAAGTTATGTAAACAATCATTCAACAGACACTACGTCTTTAAGTAACAGAATTAATTTAAAACAGAACATTATTTCAAACATCGGTGATACTTCCAAGTATGCCAAAAGTGGAACTGGCGTATCTCCGTATATACAAAAAGTAGTTGCGGCTAATGTGTTGGGAAATTCCAATATTAAAGATAGTGCAGGAATTTGGATGACACCAGATACGATAAAAGGTATTTCAAGCGGCTATGGTATTAATTTAAAACAGGTTTGGACTACTTCAAGCAGCTCTCCTACGTTGATTTACGGCAATGCTACAGCATCAAATGGGGGTGTATTAATTGATTTGCAATATAATGGTTCTTCAATGTTCAAGGTTCTTTCAGGGGGGAATACCACCTTTGGAAATACTGTTACTTCGGCGGGTAGTTTTCTTGGAGCTAAATTTTCTGCTTCCGGGGGGTCAACTGCAAGTCCGATTTATAAATCGGGAATTTCTTTCAGCATAACTTCTGGAAGTGCTTATGGTTTTCAGGACAATAATAATCTTACTGACAGCACCGGTAGTTCGACGTATGCTGCATTTGCCTTCACAGGAAACATTAATCAGGGATTTAACGGCACCGGTACAGCTTCTGGAATCACAAGAGGTATTTATATAAATCCCGGACTAACTAACCCGCACGATTGGAGAAGTATTGAAACAAACAATTCCTTGGGGTATGGTTTTTATCAGGGAGGTGGTGCTAAGAATTACTTTTCAGGAAATACAGGGTTTGGAATTACATTTCCATTAGCTCCTATTCATGTTGCCGGTGGAACAACCACTACGCCATCAATGATAATTAATAAGGGTGTGAAATCAATTTCTCCAATTATAGGAGGCTTAACAAATGATAGTGTTTCAAATCATTTTTATTGGACAGATAACACTTCAGTGGTAAGGCAATTAGATCAACAATTTGTTGACACCGTAAGCACTATTGCTGCTTTGACGGCTTTTAGCAATCCTTCCAGAGTAGTTTACTTAACTGATACTTTACAGGCAGGATTATTCTATTGGACTAATACAGCGCAAACCCCCTTCACCGGAATGGTGGTATCAGCAACAGGTAAAGGATCGGGTTATTGGGCAAGGGTTTATGATAAAAGCAAAGGTGTAAACGTAGACTGGTTTGGTGGCCGTGATCAGACAGCTATTGCTACTGCTATCACTTATGCAGGAGTGAATGGAATTATTAATTTCACTCCGAACAAAACCTACACCCAAAATGGAAGGTTACTGCCAAAAACTAATCAGCTTTTTAATGGTAATAATGCCACGCTGAAAAGAAATGCAGACAGTGTGGTAACATTAACAGCGGCCAGCAATGTAACTGATTTTACGATCACCGTGTCCGCAGTTCCTTCAAACTGGTCATCACTCAATGGATACATTCAGTTATATAGCGATACCACTGATTTTAGCAGTTCTACACTTCTTTCAATAAGTTCAATTTCTGGGAATACTGTTACTTTTTCATCTGCAATTGGAGGATTGTATAATCCGGATGCTACTCATACACAAATTACTTCTTGGCCGACTGGAACAAAAGCGCATCTTGTTTTTTCACAGATGGAGGATAACGGCAATCCTATCAATTTTTCTGTAAATAATCTAACATTCGACGGAAATAAGGCTAACAACAATGGTAATTATTCATGGAGAATTAATACTGCGATATCTGAGAAAGGGAATGAGGGTCAACCTTCAATAGATCATTGCACTTTTATAAATATGCCTAATGAGAATATTATGGGGCATGGCTTTAAGGTAACTGATAACTGGGCGCATAATCTTAACGGATCATTTGTGCACTTGAGTGCCACTTATGGAGCAACACCTCCTCAAATTCCAACAATTATTGAAGGAAATATTACAGATTCAACCAACCAGATTCAAAGCATTGTTACCGGTCATTCCGAGGGCGCAATTACTTATTCGAATACTTCAGGATATGTAACAATTTCCGGTAACAGGTTCAAGAATGGTAAAGACGGCGTTTTTGGAGTAATTCAATCAGGCAATAGTACTAATGGTGGTGTCAGAAACATGCTGATTACTGATAACTATGCTGAAAATTTCAACAGCATCTTTTATGGCAATATTGCCGATCCGACAGGGTTAACTTTTAAACAAGGCCATATAGATGTACATGGTAATTTATTCAACGCTTGTGGAACAACAGACTGGACATCTTACCAATCAAATATTGATAAGAGCGATACAATCATGATCGGGAATAACCTTTTAGTAGGTGGTACCACATGGACAATTCCTGTTCAAAACAGTGACGCTCAACAAAGGTTCATTCTTAATAATTCAACTTCCACACCACAGGGCGGCAGTATTAATGTTTCCGGCGCAATTAAAGGAAGCATATTCGATATGGGAACAACAACAACTCCGGCTCCTGCCAGCGGACACGCAGTAGTGTGGTTCGACGGCACAAATGTAAAAGTTACAAAGAACGTGGGAGGTGCAACAACTACAACTACATTATTCTGATGAAATATGTTCTAACCATATTATCCCTTTTGATCCTTAATACTGCAATAAGCCAACCTGTTGCCCATGCCGGTGCAGATCAAACCATTTACCTGACTTCAATCAACAGTGTAACTCTTAACGGTACTTCGAGTACAGGAACCGGACTTTCTTATCAATGGCGGGAAGTAAGTACAGATTATTCAAGCGGTGCAACAATCACAAACGCCAATACTGCAACAGCGACCGTTTCACCTTTACCGCAAGGGGTGTTTTATTTTGAGCTTCAGGTTACAGATAATGTAGATCGGACTTCTGTTGACACAGTAAAGATCACAGTTAATTATGCCACTGCACCAGGAACTTTATTAAGAAGTATGGCACAAACTGCGTGGCATAATACAGAGTTTATAGACACCCTAAACGACAGGTCAGGCGACACAGTAAATACCTTAGATCAGGAAGTTTACCATACGATTAGTTTCCCAGACGGTTTAGGGAATGAGATATTTTTTGACCGTAATAGAAAACCGGACGAATGGATAGACGCGCAGCGAGGAAAATTCTATTCAAGAGTTGAAGACGGTTACGACTGGAATAATCAGGGTTACGGACGTGCTGAAATGAGTTTCGGTACAGGGTACAGTTTTGACACTACCAAAATTTATTGCATGGAATGGAAAGGGTATTTTCCACAAGCCTTTCCTTCCGACATGACAGTTAACCAAACTGTGGCTACTTTCATGCAAATACATGCCAATAGTGACGCACAGCATGTCTTTGGAACTCAAATAGTCAACACTGGTTCGGAGGTTAATTTCGTTTTGGATGCAGATGGATCTCTACATACACTTTGCGGGGTTGATTCCTTTGTGAATAAAACCCACACGGTAAGGGTAACTTTTAAGGAGGGAACTCCCGGAGCTTTTTATAAAGTTGAAGTGGACGGAGTTCAAAAGTACTATAATAGCACTTCTGTCATTGGTGGGCTTCCACGTGGCCAAGATTATCCTAAAATAGCGACCTTATATGATTATGGAAACGCACTCGTTGATCCGACCAACTCAACAAGAGGAAGAACGTTTTCGATGGTTACGGAAGATTTCAGTATTTACGAAATGTCCAGTTCACCAGCTCCGACAATTTCAATGTCCGGCAGTCAAGTCATCAACACAACTTCAACTTCAGTCACCGCAGTAGGAACTCCCGCGAGTGGTGAAAGTATCACTTCTTATTCGTGGACGAAATTAAGCGGAACTGGAGCAATCACATCGCCTTCGAGTTCCACGACAGGTTTAACAGGTCTCGCTGGTACTTCAACTTATCAATGTACAGTAACTCAAACAGACGGTCAAACAGCGAGCGGAACAGTAACTGTAACAGTTAATGTTGCCCCCACAGCTAATGCAGGAATTGATCAAACCATTACCCTTCCTACAAATTCTGTCACATTGAGTGGTAGTGGAACTGATACAGACGGAACGATTTCAAGTTACAGTTGGACTAAAATAAGCGGCGGTACAGCTACGATCACAAGCCCTACAAGTGCGAGTACTACAATTACAGGACTTGTAGCGGGTACTTATGTTTTTCAACTTCAAGTGACAGATAATAACGGAGCCACAGCAACTGATACGGTACAAATAACAGTCAACGCAGCATCCATAACTAATTACTTTATTACTCACGGGAAAACGATTTATATAAATAAGTGAAATTCTTTTTTACCATATTACTTTTTGTTTCCTTCAAGCTTGGAGCGCAACCTTACGTGGCTAACTGGACAGGTTCAGGGCACTCTCTGTATTTGGTGCAACAAGGAAGGGACAGTCTTAATTGGACTACCATCGGAACCGTAGCAGGACAACTAAGTTCTTCAACCTATCAATTCACGATTCCCGGCCCGACCTATTATTACCGGATTAAAGCAGACCAAGATTCTACGTGCGCAATACTGGTTGCAGAAGTACTCTCGATTAAAAATCCACCACCGGCACACGGTAAGAAGTCAACGATTCAAACATTAAGCGTAAAAGTGTCCGTATCTAACCGGATTCATTACTCAATCGAAAGTCAGAGAGATCAACTAATGACTTATTCTCTCTATGATATGACAGGTAGAAAATTAAGATCAAAACTCGTTCCTCTTCATATCGGGGTAAATGATTTTTTTGATCGGAAACCGGATGTTTTTGGGGTGTACTATGGGACCTTTGAAGGATATTTTGATTTTGTATCAGTAAAAATAATGAATTATGTATCAGGTTATTGAACAAACAGACGAAGAAAAAAAGGCAATGTACTGCCGAAAGAGCAAATAGTAAAAATGCTAATAGAGTGCAACAAGATTATCAACAATCGCCCTTTAAAATATTCGACATGAAACACAATTTTAAAAACACCCTTATTGCTGCTGCTTATTGGTTGATAATGATTTTAATGGCAGTAGGAATAGGGTATATGATAACTCAAACAAGATTATGAAAACAATACTAACTGCTTTACTTCTTTTTATTGCCTCATTTTCTTTCGGGCAAAAAGACGATTTAGTTCGTTGGAATCAGGAACTAAAAGACGGAAAAATAACTGTACGTGATTTTGAAACGCTGAAAATTGGCGATTCAGATTTGATAAAAATGATACCTCAACACCACTCATTTCTTTATCCTTTCTTTCATCAGTTCGTGACCAAACCTGTTATAGAAAAGCAAGATGTGATCATTTATTCGCTTCAATTTCTCGGAGGGCTGGCAGACGGAATGAATCAGGCTTTAGTCTATCACGGAGCTTTAAAAGGACATCCTTTTTGGGATTATTCAACAAGTTGGAAACGGAAATATAAAGACTACGATCATGGCGATTTAAGAGCCGCTTTCCCTGGTTCCAAAACTTGGGCGGTCGGTGTGACAGATGGCAACCATTTAACTCGTGGCATTAATAGGGGAGCGTCCATAATCAGTGTGGGAATAGCCATGAGTGAGAATAAAAAGTGGTATCAGATAGTTAAGAAAGCTATTATCGCTTCAATAATCAATCGAATAGGATTCACTTTAGTATATGATCACATTTTAAAATAATAATTATGACAACTTCAAACATCTTAAAATTAATCCTTTGCCTGCTTTTCATTTTTGGCGGCGTAACAGTTTTATGTTTAGGGCACACCGTTGCAGGAATCGCGATAGCATTAATCGGAATTGGAATAGCCGCCACAACTTATAAAAAATGAAACAAATATTTTTCATACCACTACTACTTGCTTACATCACTATGACGGAGGTTAGGAAGTGGTTTCATAAAAAACTTTTTAACCTTTTGAAATGATGCTTGACGATAAATATACCGCCCACATTTCCACGCTGATTTCAGGATCAACGGCCTTTTTTGCTGTAATAACTATGAAAGACGTTCAGGCATGGATGACGTTTTTTGCAACTGCTATTGCTATTGTTTCGGGCTTGCTCGCCTGTACACTTTATGTCGTCAAAATTTATAAACTTTTAAAAACAAAAACATGAAACAATCATCTTTTCTTAGTCTTAACGCTCAGGACTTCATCAAAGGGCTTTTAGTCGCTGTCGGAGGCGCTGTAATGGCTATCATACTGCCTTCCCTGCAATCCGGGAATCTTACATTTGACTGGACAACAATATGGCACACTGCCGTTGCTTCGGCGCTCGCTTATCTGGGGAAAAACCTTTTTACTCCGACACCCAAAACGATTCAGATAGACCCGTCCAAAACTTCTGTCGTGGATTCCAAAACAAAAGAACCAATTATCAATGCAAATTGATTTCAAAAAAATATTAATCATCTATTTTCTTATGGTAGCAATGTCGGCTATCTATTATTTATTCATTTTTAAAAATTAAATTATGTCAGACTTTTTTTCAAAATTATTCGCTTTCAAATTCGCATGGTTCGGTAAACTTATTCATGATGCTCACAAACCGTTTTTACAGCTCGCGATTGACACTACCAATACTTTAAAAACAGGACTTAATTCAGGATTGCTTGATCTTGCTGTAAGTCTCACACCTACCGACGTAGATAATGAAGTTCTTGCAGCTTTACGCAAAGAAATTCCTGTAATTCTTGCAGATGAAATGCTTGTTCAATCAACTGGTTATCCGGCAACAGAGCAAGCCGCTCAGGACTTAGCTAAGAAATTAGTTGATTCTTTCGGGTTAATGAAGGATGAAAAGAAAGAAGAGTTATATACTTCAGTAGCAGCGCAGGTTTACATTTTTCTTCAAAGTCACGCACATGGTGAAAAAGTAACGTTCGGCCAAGCGGCCTCCCTTGCAGAATCGTTCTATGAAGATTGGAAAGCAAATCAATCATAAGATATGTTTTGGTCTGATAAAATTTTAAAGATCGTTTTTATGCTCGCCGGTATCGGAGCGTGTGCGTGCATTTACGGAGTTACTGAAGCTGTAATATGGTTAATTCATCACGTACACATTCAATGACCGACTACCACAACGATAAGAACGGCGAATCCTACAGGGAGATCACCCGAAAAGACTACCCTAATTGGGGAGGCTGGCAGGAAATTGACAGGCATAAAGAGATGTACGGATTCCCTGAAAATTTACAATTCTCGAATGTGTTGGAGATTTTATATAAAGATTGGAAAAAATTTAAAATAATTAAACCTGCTTGAAGTCAAACAGTAATTGAATGAGACGGATAGTCGCATGATAAATCACATACGAACGACAAGACCGGGTGAGCGGTATAAGCCCGCAACATTACAGCTATTGCCAGTAGCGTTGTTTGATGGAGAGATAAAGTGAGATGAGCATTAAGTTTTGCTGCTTTATTCCGAGGGCAAGGACGGGTTTAATCCCTTCGGGGGGCAAAAACAGCGTAAAAACGGACACGTAAAAATAACGTGGGCAGAAAAATCAAATTTTGACGCATGAAAAAAGAAAAAGTATCTCTTATCCGTCTTGTAATGAGAAAAGCGGAATTAAGAAAGAATGTAAGCTATTTCAGATTCACAATTTGGAAAACCACTTCATCAACATTATGACAACATCAGAAAACGGCATCTCTATCATTAAAAACTTTGAAGGATTAATTCTTCATGCTTACAAAGACCCCGGAAGCAAGACAGGCTTGCCGATCACAATAGGCTATGGTTCTACCATGTACAAGGATGGGAGTAAAATTAAATTAGGTGACACGATCACAGAAGAGCAAGCAGAAGATTTGTTATTGTGGGAAGTCGGAAATAAAACATCTGTTTTAAGAGGCATGAACCTTAAACTCAATCAAAATCAATTCGATGCTATTTCTTCACTCGTGTACAATATCGGAATAGGCGCTTTTGAAAATTCTACTCTCTTAAAGAAAATCCGTTATAACCCCAATGACCCAGATATCAGAAATCAATTTGGGCGCTGGATTTATAACGATGGGAAAATTTTAGACGACTTAGTTAGAAGAAGAAAAGAGGAAGCGGATTTATATTTTAAACCTGTACAATGAACAAAGCTGACGTAGCCCGCAAGTGGCGCAAAAAGAACCCAGATATGCCTACTTTGAAACTCGCGAGGATTATGTATTCCAAAAATAATCTCCTTTTTAAAAA